GCCAGTTCTTGATGACTGAGGCCGGACAACTCGGCGAGGTCCACCCCATGCAGACGCCTTGGAGCGTTTCGACCCAACGCGGGTTCAGTTTTGCTGATTTGTTCCCGTTCGCAGCATGATCCCGCAGTTTGTATTTCCCCGCACAGCCCTCCCGCATCTCCATCACGCCGCCCTCGCCGTCCGAAGATGACGGGGTTCGCCATTGCTTCTCCACTTCGTGCAAGACTTGCGTCTGAATCGGCTTGTGAAGGTTCACTCCCTTCTCCGTCTGCTGGTATTCCGCTCGCTTCGTCCATTGCTCCGTGTTCTCCGGCGGTTGATAGCAAAACGCATTCGGCGTTGCCCAATTCTGGACCTTCTCCACCTGTTGATTTATTGTCTGGGATTGCAGCACCATCCGTCCATCCGGCGTCTTGCGGTAGGCTCTCTCGCCCGGTCTCGCTGGTTGTCCATCCTTCGTGTAAAGCGTCTCCACTCTCGCTCCCGCTTCGTTGGCTTGCGGTGTGCGCCAATCCACCGACCACCCTTGGCGGCTCCCATCCGTGCTGGGGTTGGCCGGGGCGGCTGGGCCAAGCTCCCCACGATTCGCCATTGCTGACAGACTCGGCCAATTCGCCGCATCCTGCGTCACCACCGCACAGAGGTAGCCCTTTTTCATCATGTGATCGTGACTCTTCGACCCAACGGGTCCAACATCCTTGTATTCGCTTGCTCTGATCGTAGGCCAAGATGAAGGCCCGTTTCCGCTGGTGCGGTGCGCCGACTTCAGACGCGCTGAAAATTCCAGCCGTCGCTTCGTAACCCACCCGCTCCAATTCGCGGAGGGCATGGAGCAAAACAGGCGTCCCTGCGGGATCGCGCCAGCCGTCTCCGGCGAGTTTGGCGCTGACGATACCCTCGACATTTTCCAAGAAAACAAGGGAAGGTCGGCATTGAGTGATCCCGTCAAGGATGTGGGGGAAGAGGTGGCGTGGGTCTGAGTCGGCCCCGCGCTTTCCGGCGGCGCTAAATGGTTGGCACGGAAAGCCGCCTGACAAGATACCCACCAGTCCGTGAAATTTTCCCCAAGGGAAGGATCGCAAATCGCTCCAGATAGGTGCGTCGTCCAAGTGTCCCGCTTGAGCTTTTGAGACCAAGTGCGCGATGGCGAACCCTTCGATCTCTGCATAAGCGAGTGTGCGAAGGCGGTTGCCAAAGATTCTTTTGAGGCCGAGGTCGATACCCCCGTAGCCGCTGCAAAGCGAGAGGTGAGTGATGGTGTCAGTATCCACATTTAGAGAGGTTCGGGTTGTGAGGTTATTACATCTCACAACCCGAATAATATTACGCAAGGGTTGAGATGAGTTCCTTCTGAGCCTCGGTGACGAGGCCCGCCGAGCGGATTGTCGGAGTCCACCAAGACTTGTCAGCCTTGGTCATAACGACGCTGCCTAAGTCCCATTGACCGCCCTTGAGACCTGTTGCGGCAAGGTGGGTGCGGAGGCTGGTCGCGATCGGCACCGCCACGCCGCTGTATGCGGTCGAAGCAAATGTCGCCACGGCGCGAGTGTAGCGGGTGCCATCCGAAGCGATGTTGTAGAACAACGGCTCGGCATCGTCGCTGATGTCATCCATCGCTTGAATCAAGAACTCCACGGTGGCGATCTCCGAGAAGAAGCCCGCTCCGCGAGTCCAGTGAACTTGCCCACCGATTTCGCGAACCTCTGAGGCCGTGTTAAAGAGCCTCGCGGGGGTTTGTTCGCGATCGTCGTAAGGAATGTTCTCTTGATACTGCTTCAGCATTTGAAGCGTGATGACACGCATGGGAACGCCCTTCTTTTTGTCGGCAGGGTCGATCTTTGAGATGGCGTGTTGCTTGTCGAGAACCCAAGTGCCAGGGCTGAACTGGTCAGCGAGAACGCCTGTTTTATTGACAAGATTGATGCGCGGGAGGCGTGTGTCTGAGGCACTCCAGTCGCCAACGAGCCCTTTTTCTGCGAGGGCCGTGGTGGTCGTGATGTTAGCGAGAGCGTTTGCCTCTGGCTGGGTGGTCGCGAGTTGTTTGGACTCGGTGGTGGTTTCGTCGAATGTTATTGTTGCCATATTTTCGGTTTTTGTGGTTTTTGGTTTTTGTTCTGGGGTTGTGTTAGACATTATTAGGTTATATCATGTTCAAAAGTTTTTTGATTTTTTTAAGAACGAGATTGTCCCCTCGACTTTTGCAGCGTTCGCGTCGATCAGCTTGTCGCGTAGAGCCGCTTTGGCTTTAGCCATTTGGCCTCTTTCCGCGGTGCGGGAGTAGGCTTTTTCCAACTCGCCGATTTTTAGTTTGGCGCAGGCTGCAAAAGCCTCCGGCGTTATTTTTTCTTTCACGACTTCCCACGCTGCTTGCGGGTCAGTGATCTCAAACGCGCTGCTCCGTTCGGCGAGTTCCCATCCTGGGATTTCCACGCCGGAAAGGCGAAGCTCCAAGGCCCGCGCATCCACTTTCTCCGCCCAACCTTTGAGGATGGGAGCGAGCTTTTTGGCGAGCGCCATTTTCTCGGGGTCGCTGATGATTGCTGGGTCGTATTCCGGCGGCAGCGCGAGTTCGTCTGGCTGATATTTGCTGGCGATTGTGAGCGCGAGGCTGTTGAGCTTGTGGCACTGTGCGCGGTTATTACACCACGCGCAGTGACTTCCGGTTTGGTAGTTGGCGGGGTCATTTCGTTTGGCGGCTTCGACAATAGCGGTGACAGCAGCGACAAGCCGGTCGTAATCCGCGTCGCGAGTCCACTCCACGACATCAATCACGCCCTGGAAGGGAAGAAGCACATGAACAGAAATTTTGTTTATCTGGGGGTGTGCGTCCCAAATTCCGATGCTGTAAGCCCAAAATTGAGGAGAATCCGCTTCATATTTTCCCCACGCGAACTTGTAATCAACCAATTCGGCGGTGTCACCGTGAAGCATAATGTGATCAATGTGCCCGAACTGATCGAGCACGATGTAGCGCCGTTCCCGAATCTCCTCCAGCCCTGCTCCACACTTCTCGCGAAGCTGCCGGAGGTATTGCAGGCAGAGCCCCGCGCATTTGCGAAGGAACTCGTCATCGGCGGGGATGACATCGAGGTTCTCCTTTTCGATCGCGAGGTGCCCTAAGGTGCCGCGGTCGGCGGCTGTGGTGTCTCGCGTGTTGTCGTTGCGAAAGCCTGGGCATTTCGCTTTTTCTTTTAGTGACGACGGAGAATGCTCCGCGTGTTCTTTTTCTGGTGGTGCCGCCGCGATCGACACCTCTGCTATGTCGCGGTCTGTTGTGTTTTCCATAATTCCTTCGTTCAAAATTTGTTGGTTTTCGCGCTTGTGGCGCGTGAGGTGCAGGGCCGCTTGCTCGACCGTCCCTGGCGCGTAGAGGCGCAGTGCCAGAGCGCGGTTCTTAGCCCCGACGCGGCGCACCCGCCCGATCGCTTGTTCCTCTGCCGTGCCTGAAAATTGCGGGCAAAGAAGGGCCGTGCGCGGCGCGTTGCCGTGCGTGTCGTGGAGGTCGATAGATTGACCACCGGCTCCAATTTGGACAACGAGGCAGCGCAGAACATTGGCTTGAAACCTATCGCGGCTCCCCTGTCGCAATTCCTGCGACACCCGCCCATCAATCGTCTCCGACATCTCCCCCAGCAATGCGGCAGCTTTGTCGATCGAGGCGTGGAAATTGAGGAACAACACGACGCTCCCGCCCTCTTCGACAATTTCTGACGCTCGCTCGACGAGGTAGGGAACTTTGATGAGTTCGATCGCTTGGCGCTGCCGCAGATTCTTGACGGCGGCAGGGTCCTCGATGTCGATCATCTCGCCGTAGAGTTTTAAGATTTCGTCGCGATCCTCACTCGAAAGGTGAATTGGCTCGTCACAGAGTCGGAGTTCGGGGAGTTGGTCGGCCAGCACGGCATCCAAGGTGCGGTTGCCACGACTTGTGAAAATGGAATGATGAAGATGCTCCATTGCGAGCTTGTTCTCGGGAGTCTTCGGGTCCCATTCAAGCCCGCCCCAGCGCCCGTTCTCCGCGCCCATCTTTCTTACCCAGCCCCAGAACGCCCTAGGGTGAAACAGGCCGAGCTTGGAGCCAATCGCTTTCATGCGAAGCGGGCTCTCCGCTGCCGTTGCCGACAGCATCAGCACTCGGTAGGGGGCTACTTCGAGCATCTTGCTGTTTGTCGATTTGTAGCCTGCGAACATATGAACTTCGTCCACGACCAACAGGAGATGGACGGGAGTCCACTTAAAATCTTTGCCTGACTTTTTGACCCATGGGGTGTTTCCCGCACGGAGCTTTTCAGGGTTCTCCACGAACACCGGCTCGATGCCGAAAGCCTCCAGAGTGGCTCGCCACTTGGCTTTGACGCTCTTGGGGCAGACGACTCCCACGGGTAGCCCGTAGCGCCGCGCCACTTCGCAGGCGATGATTGTTTTGCCGCCCCCGCAGCCGGTCGCCTCCAGTGAGGCTCCGTTGGCGTCGAGACTCGCGAGGTTTTTCTCCACCGCGTCTTGTTGAAATGGGTAAAGGGAGAACTTCATTCCTCCTCGAAGCCCGCAATCTGGGCGGCACAGCGGGCATAGCCCGCAATATCGACATACGAGTCGCGAGTCGGCGTGTAAACAGTCCTTGCGATTTTGAGGAGAATCATCAAGTGGGCCACATCCAGAGGCGAAAGCGGGGCGGTCGGGTCTTTGCGGGCCTGAATATAGGCATTCCAGTGGGCCGCGATTCGCTCGTGGTTGGGGGTGGCTTTGTCGTAATCGCGGCGGCGGTCGCCGCTCGTCACTTCCAAGGCGGTGTCGAGGATACTCATTTCACCAAAGAGGACTCACGCAGGATCGCGATGAAATCTTGCGCGGAGAGAACCACGATCCACTCATGGTCGTTGCGCTTGTGGAAAACGACGGGAATTTTCCCTGGCTTTGCGTCGCGCTGGGCTTGGGAGAGCCACTGGTAGGGGTTCCCCGCCTCCACCCGCTTGCACTCGATGTGCAGTGGCAGAGAGTCGCACACGACATCGCTTTCGGTCAGACCGAAGCGCCCTTGCGAGAACTGAACCCCACGCTTCGCGGGGAACCCCTGTTCCGTCAAAAATCCGGCAAGCTCTCGCTCGCCTCGTGCGCCCTTGGCGCGAGAATTGATGCGCTTCATGTCAACATCGTCCTTCCTTTGCACCAGCGAGCCAAATCAGACTCGCGATAAATAAATTTTTTGAGTCCGAGTTTTTTGTAAGGGAGGCCCATGAACTGCCGCCAGTAAGCCAGGTTTCCCCGACTTACTGGACGCCCAAGTAACTCTGAAAGTCTTTCCAGAGCCCTATCCGCTTCGTAGCTCGCTTCGGCGGGGGCCTCGGAGGGTTTTGCTCCGACAATCTCCAGCCGAATTTTACCTCCTGGTCCTTGCTCTGCTTTGAAAAAATCACATTCCAGAATCATAGTCTTAAATAACGATACCTTCTCAAGTAGAGCCTGAGAGCCCTTCGGATGATCCACGACGCGTTTTTTTTCATTCGTTTTTGTTCAAGCTCCAGCCCCTTTTCGATGTCTGGAGCCGATGGAAAAGATCGAATCTGTTTCGGATTAGGAGGGTTCATTACACTGCAGCCCAATCAACTCAGGGTCGTCCAAAGCGGACTCAGCGAAGTCTTTCAAAAACTCTAGGCTGAGAGCCTCAATGGAAGTTCCCGTCTTGGCAGAAAGCTCCTCTAAGATTTCGGCCAGTTCCGTGTCGATTGTCAGGGTTAATATCATATATGGTTACTAATTTATTTGGTTGATGTCAGGTTATTACACATTCTGAGGGAAAAGCATTAAAAGAGTGTGGGTTCTGAGGGGAACACTTGTTTTATTTCGCGAGCTTCTTGTGAAGAATCTTGGCAATTTCAAGGATTTTCGGGTCCATCCCGTCTTTGGCGCGTTCTTTTGAAGAGTCGCTTTGCATGGAGAGGGCCTTTCGGGCTTGTTCTAGGACGACTCCGCTTGAGTCTTCCTTCTCTAGGTATTGTATAGTTGCTTGACGCATTAAGGAGCTAATCGAAACGCCTTTATATGCGGACATAATTTTAAGGGCATAGTGGACCTCGTTGCTTTCGACATACGAGACTCGACTTGTTCCTTCTTTGAGTTGGTTAGGCATTATTTTTTTTTGTTGTTTGTGCTGTCAGGTTGTTAGACAACGCAACCTGGAAAATGTTCACCAAGTTAATAACCCGTCAAGTTTATTTTCGCGGGCAAACCTCCGAACCCTGTCAGGGGTTATTGAAAACCAACCTTCTGCACTGACTTTGGACACAAGGGCTCGATAATGCTTTTTAAGAATTTCTGGTGAGTTCCCCGCAATATCCGCGGTCTTGGCGGGGTCGCGGTGCATGGCGAGGTGGTAGGAGCAGAACGAATGGCGCAGGGCGTTTTGCTTGGTTTTCACTCCGCAGGCTTTCAAACGATCCTCGTCGATCCCGTGAATTTTGTGGGTCGGGACAATAGGCCCTTCTTGAGGGCCGAACTCTTTTAGCCATGCCATCAAGTTTTCAGGAATGTCGAGGGCTCGCCCCGTTCTTGTTTTCGTGATCTCAGGGCCAAGCCGAATCATTTTTTCCTCAAACAAAACATCCGCCATCGTGAGTTTTTTGCTTGACGCCTCGGATCGTCTTGATCCCGCAAAAGCCATCAGGGCGACGAACGGAAGATATTTTCTCTCGGTGGCTATCAGCAAGCGGCAGAGTTCCGGTGGCGTGTAGAATTCTACCGTCTGGTCCCGTAAGGTGGGGAGGTCACACTCGATGTTAGTCTTGTCCTCGGACACGAATCTTTTTTTCCGTGCAAAGCGGAGCAGCGTCGTGAGGGTGCCGAACAAATTTCGTTTTGATCGGTCTTGGTATTTTGAGGTTCGCAAAAAATCCAAGTATTCCTCGGGCGCAATCGTGTCGATGTGTCGTTTTCCAAACTCCGGTTCCCAAACATTTCGGTGGTGCCGCAGGGTTTGATAATATCTTTGAGAGAGCCCGCGCTCCTCGGCTCTCGCGTAGAAGGCGTCATACACCTGTGAGAAACTTTGAGGGTTCGCGGAAGTGTATTCGTGAAATTTCAAATAGAATTCTACCGCGGTATGCAGAGGAATTTTTCCGAGGCGCTGACGGCACTCGTTGAAATAAACGATGTCCTCCCCGCAAAGCGTCGTCGCGGCTCCATCGCAGGTGGCGAGGTGCTTGACGATCCGCTCCGCCTCTATCATAGCGGCTGACTCGTTGTTGTAGGATTTGTTGTAGGTCTTCTTCCCGACCTTCCATTTCAGACGGTGCGTTGTGTAGCCGCCGCGAAATAATTTTGAGATGCGAACTATCGCAGGACCGCAGCGCACGGCGGAGTGTTTTTCGTCGATGTTTTCAATTTGGGTTTTCATTTTTTTCTTTCTGGTTCTGTCCCAAAAATTGGGACAAAGTGTGTTTTGGGGTGTAATAACCTATACAAAGAATCATACACCGCAACAAAAAAACCTGTAGCCTTGCGAAGAAGAACCAGAAATTTGTCCCTGAAAATTTGGGACAAAAAGAACCGGAGTCTACGGGGCTCGAATTCGTGTTCAGTTTTGTATAAGTAGTTGACAAAAAATATATTGTGTAAAAGTGAAATTGACCTTGTCCCGAGTTAGACATATCTTGTCCTGAAATGGTTCAAAATAAAGTTGGGATTTTTGTTGATGACGGAAAAACTCCAGTCCCAAAAAACAGCGTTGTTCGTTACGGCTATGTGTATCCGCAAGGCACTGCGGATTGGACGATCGAGCTTCATGCTTACCGAGCACTAGCAAAAGACGGAACGCCGCGAGAGGAAAATTTCAAGAGAGCGGCGCAGATGTTTTTCTCGAAAAATTCGGAGCCGTTTATCTGGCATCCGTGGGCCGAGGATATGCTCTACGAGTGCTGCTACTCGCAGTTCGTGGGCTTCGCGGGATGCGGCTCGTCGGGCAAGTCGGATTTCATGGCGGTGTGGATTCTTTTGAATTGGCTCGCTGCGCCGTATCACACACTCGGACTCCTGACCTCGACTTCGATCCGCGATTCTAAGAAGCGCGTTTGGGGCGCGGTGTCCCGCTACTGGCCTTCGATTGCGCCCGTCGCTCCGGCGAAGCTCACCGACACGCCGACTCCGGCGATTTATGTTGTGCGCGACAAGGTTCGCATGGAGCAGGCGGGCGTGTATCTCATCCCCGCGGAAGCAAAGAAGACCAACGAGGTGACGGGCAAGATGCGAGGGATGAAAGCTCCGCGAGTCTTTCTGGCAGCGGATGAGTTGTCGGAGCTTTCGCATTCGCTTCTCGACACGGCGATGTCGAACTTGGCGAACAACGCGGTTCTTCACATCTGCGCGGCGGCGAACCCTGTCAGCTACTACGACCCCTTCGGAAAATTCGCGGAGCCGCAGAATGGTTGGGGTTCGATCACGGTGAACGACGATCGCTGGGAAACCAAGCTGGGTGGGATTTGTCTGCACTTCGACGCCATGCGAAACCCGAATTATCTGGCGAAGGAAAATCTTTGGCCGATTCAAAAATGGGAGAAGATCGAGGAGGCGGTGGAGCGGCTGGGCGACGACTCGCCGATGTTTTGGCGTGACTATCGCGGCTTCTGGCCTCCCCAGGGAATTTCCAAAGCGATCTACTCGGAGTCGGAGATCATCAAATTCAAAGGGGACCAGCCGCCGGTCTGGCAAGGCGCGACGACGCGGATCGCGGGCGTGGACCCTTCGTTTGTTTCGGGCGGAGATCGTTGTGTGCTGTATGTCGGCAGCTATGGGCTGAACAAGGACGGCGTGGAGCAGGTATCATTTGATACCTTCCATTTTGTCGAGGATGACGCTTCCTCGAACGAGCCTCGCACTTTTCAGGTAGCGGCAAAGATCGCCGAGATTTTGCGGCGTGAGCGGGTGCAGTCTTACCACCTCGGCGTCGATGTGACGGGCGGCGGCGTTCCGTTTTGCGATGCGCTATCCCGCGTCCTCGGGAGCAATGATTTTCTTCGGGTGCATTTCGGAGGGTCTCCGAGTGATCGGTCGCTCTCGGCTTACGACGCGACGAAAGCCAACGACAAGTATGTGAATCGTGTCACTGAGCTTTGGTTCGGCGCGAAAGAGTATTTGCAGAATGGGCAACTTCGCGGCATTGGCCCCGACCTCGCCCAGGAGATGACCGCCCGCAATTTCGAGACGCGCAAATCGGGCGGGATGAAACTCTGCGTCGAGCCGAAGGTGGACATGAAGGCACGGATGGGTCGCTCCCCTGACATTGCGGACGCGGCGTTTGTTTTGTTGGAAGTCGTGCGCGAGCGGATGGGCCTTCGACCTCCCCAGGAGAGCGGACCCCGCGCTGCCCGCCCGTGGCGCAAGATGATGGGGCGCTTCGATGTCAAGCGCAATTCGTCTTGCCTTTTGGACTGCTAGGTGTAATAATTTCACAACCTATGGAAGCCGTTGAATACCCGCTTACGATTGAGCAAGGTTCCACTTTTCAGAAGCAATTTCGCTGGAAGGTGGACGGGCAGGTCATGAACCTTACAGGTTACACGGCCAAGATGCAGGCCCGCAAGAACTACGGCGGTGCGGTGGGGTTTGAACTCAGCACCGCAAACAGCCGAATTTTGCTAGGCGGCGCGGGCGGAACAGTCTCTTTGGAGATGGCTCCTGACGAAACGGCGGCTCTCCCCGTGGGAAATTTTGTTTACGATTTAGAACTGACGACCGGCGGCGTGGTGAGGAAACTCATTCGCGGCACGGTGGTTGTCGTGCCGGAGGCAACGATCTAACATGGCAGAGATTATCGAAATCATTGGCTCCGGTTTGACCGGCCCCCAGGGACCTCGTGGGTTGCCAGGTTTGAACGGAGCCCCTGGAGCCGCTGGGGCACAAGGAGCGGTCGGACCTATCGGCCCCGTCGGCCCCGTCGGCCCCGTCGGCCCGACAGGATTAAAAGGCGATCGTGGTTTTCAAGGTCTTAAAGGCGATAGCATTACCGGCCCCCAGGGCGAGCGCGGGTTAAAGGGTGACAAAGGCGACCGCGGTATCGAAGGTCCCATGGGCCCCGTTGGCCCCGTTGGCCCGTCGGGCGGACCTGGCCCCGCTGGGGCGATGGGAGCCCGTGGTTTTCAAGGTTTGCGCGGCGATCCAGGCCCCCAGGGCATCGAAGGCCCGCGGGGTTTGCAGGGCGTGCAGGGTAACAAAGGCGATACCGGCGCAGTCGGAGGTCCTGGCCCCCGTGGCTACACCGGCCCGCAAGGCCCCCAGGGCGAGATTTCCAAAGGCTCCGTCATGGCTTTTAGCATCGCTCTTGGAGGCGTGTGAAGCAACAATACAAAGGCTCCTACCTCTTCAATGTCGCCACGCGCACGATTACGCTGGCGGGTATCGAGCTTTCCCAGGATCGCTTGGCGCTGATCGTCAATTCGACGGTCGGGTTTATTTATCACAACCTTGAACACGAGCCGACGGCCCAAGTCACGATCTCCGGCGGCAACACGATCATTGTTTTCCCCCAATACAAAGATTGCGAGACGCACCGTGATTCCGACGCGCTTTCGATTTTTTACGACGATGGCATTGATCTCGGGCAACTCATCAAGGACGAGTCGGACGAGACGCAGGCGTTGTTGCAGACAGAGTTCGACGAAACGCAAACAGCGATTTCCAATTTTCGCACGGAGGTAAAAGCCGAGAGTGACGAGACGCAAGCCTTGTTGCAGGCCGAGTTTGACGAG